GTTGGCGGTGTCGGTCTCCAACGCCTGGCCGATTGCGTAAACCCGGATGCCGGTTGCCGCCAACGCTGTATCGGTTTCGACCGCCTGGCCAGCGACGATCCCGGAGGCTTTGGTCGCCGGGTTCGCCGTGTCGGTCTCGAGGCTCTGACCGGTTGTGTAGGTTTTGGCGGTCGCTGCCAGCGGAGCGCTGTCGGTTTCAACCGCCTGGGCGGCTTGGTAGATCTTGGCGGAGGCTGCGGCTTGGGCGGTGTCGGTTTCGACCGCCTGGCCGACAATGGTGCCGGTAGCGGCCGACGCAGCGAACGCCGAGTCGGTTTCCAACGCTTGGGCGACCTGGATCGCCAGGTCCGGCCCGAACGCCGTGTCGGACTCCAACGCCTGGGCGGCAGCGTATCCGAGGTTCTCAGCCGCCGCCTGCGCCGTGTCGGTTTCGAGCGCCTGACCGGCCAGGTAAGTTTTGGCCGATGTTGCGGCCAGGGCGGTGTCGGTTTCCACCGCTTGGGTGGCGGTTTCGACGTCCTGCACCCCGACCTGGAGGGCAAAGTCGGTCTCCACGGCGACAGCGAGGCCATACTTCATGCCGGATTTGGCGGTGGCGCTGTCGGTCTCGAGCGCCTGACCGGCCGTGTAGGTTTCTACCGTGGTGGCAGCCTGCGCCGTGTCGGTCTCGAGCGCCTGACCGGCCTGGTAGATCCGGGCGGCCATGGCCGCCTGAGCGCTGTCGGTCTCAACAGCCTGACCGGCGGCGACACCGGCGGCGGCGGTCGCAGGCTGCGCCGTGTCGGTTTCAACGGCCTGGCCGATCTGGATGGTGAGATCCGGCCCGAACGCCGTGTCGGTCTCGAGCGCCTGACCGGCCTGGTAGGTTTTGGCTGCGGTAGCCGCTTGCGCCGAGTCCGTTTCAAGGGACTGCCCGACCTGCTGAACAACAACAGCGGTGGCAGCCTGCGCCGTGTCGGTTTCAACCGCCTGATTGACCGTGTAGGTTTTGGCTGAGGATGCGGCGAACGCAGCGTCAGTTTCCAGCGCCTGAGCAACCTGCACAGCCAGGTCCGGCCCGAACGCGCTGTCGGTCTCGAGCGCTTGACCGGCTGCCGCCGTCTTAGTGGCGGTAGCCGGGAACGCCGAGTTGGTTTCCAGCGCTTGGGTGGCGGACCGGCCGCGTAGGTCTTGGTGGTGGTGGCGGCCTGCGCTGTGTCGGTTTCAACCGCCTGCGTGGCGAAGACCAGGGCGACCGATTCGGCCGGGTTCGCTGTGTCGGTCTCGAGCGCCTGACCGGCTGCGGCTGTCTTGGTGGCAGTAGCAGCGTTGGCTGTGTCCGCCTCCAACGCCTGACCGACTGCAAACACCTTAGCGGAGGTCGCAGGGTTAGCCGTGTCCGATTCCGTGGACTGACCGGCAACAGCGATCCTCTGCAGGCTGGCCGCTTGGGCGCTGCCGGTTTCTACCGCCTGCCCGACGGTGTAGACCTTGGATGCCGAGGCTGGTTGGGCGCTGTCGGTTTCCACCGCCCGCCCTGCCGGTTGGCCACCCGGCACGCCTTTCTCAGCCGGTAGGGCGTAGTCGCCTGGTGAACTTGTCGCCGGTGTGTAAGTTGCGCCGTTCTGGAGTTCCCAAGTTATCTCGTCGGTCTTGACATCATCAACTCTCGTCGCAGGCGACCCCTCGAAGTCGGGACCGCTGCGGAGGTCAAGACGGAAGGCGAGATCGCCTGTCTCGCGATCACCGTCGAGCCACAATCCCCAGAACGCAAACGTGAAGTCGGCGCTGGTTCCAGCACCAGGATACCCGAGGATGATCGGGACGTTCGCGTTCGCCATCTGCCGTGCGGTGCCGCTCTGAGTGTCGAGAAGCGTCCACTGGACATCGGCCAGGTCCGTTGTCGGTGGATCGAGCGAGTAGTACCACGACACAGCCCCGGCTGAGTAGTCGTAGAAGTAGCGGAGCCAAGTCCAGGTGTTGGTCGCAAGCGTGTGGGTAGCGGAGGTCAACTGGGTGACGGCAGTACCGTCGCCGATCCAGAAGTTGAGTCTGGTCGGCGTTATCCCTTGCAGCCGAAGATGCCAACCGCTCGACACGTTGTCATACCAACTGCCGATATCTGTCGTCCCCCAACTGGTCGTCTTGAGACAGACGATGATCTCTAGGTCGTAGGAACCGTAGGCTGAATGGTCGGGCGACTCCTGCGACACGATCCGGTCCGCCGTGATGGCTCCAGCGAGCGACGCGTAGCCATCTCGCGGACCCACACCGGCTATCCCGACTTCCTGAATCTTGATGTGGTCTGCCGCTTGAGCGCTGTCGGTTTCAACAGCCTGGCCTGCTTGGACGACCGTCAGTTTCCGCACAGCGACGACGGTGGACCGGCGGGTGGTTGTGCTGGTCCCGGCCACGGAGAACGACGCAAAGTTGTGTGACGCCCCGTTGACACCTTTCCAGATCAGCGAAGCGAGGCCCGAGTCGATTGCATCGACGCCGTAGCCGAGTGTCCAGCCGCCGCGGATCGGTGTCTCCTGGGTGCCGAGAATGTAGATACCGGCGCTGGAGTACCCCTGTGACATGAAGGCGAAATACAGCCAGTCACCGGAAGACGCCGGGGTGTGGCTCGCAGGGTCGGCGGATGCGGCTGTTGTGAAACCGATGGTGTCGGGGTCGGCGTTTCTGAGGACGACGACATAGGCGAAAAGACGCGACGCTGTAGCCCCGGTGATGGTCCCTGAGACAGACGACTGCCCTGCCGTAGCCGGGTTGTATTTGATGATGGCGTGGTTTGCGTTCGAGTCGTAGACCTCCGACCAGCCGGGTGTGGTGGTGGAGACGTTGCATGTCGTCCCGGTGCCATACGGCATGAGGAACAGCAGCAGCAGATCGCCCGCTTGGATTTGGGCGCTGGGGAGGGTCAGAGTCCACGAACCAGACGACACGGCGGTGCTGATCAACTCGGCGTACACCAGGGTGGGCAGGTTGGCTGCGCTGACGGCAGCCTCACGGGCCTCGTTCACCCAAAAGGTGACGATCGCCGCATAATCGATCTTGTTGGCCGAGTCGGCCCAGGTATAGCGGTCGTACCCGGCGAGGTTCGCGTAGTAACCTGTCGATGCGTTGTTGAAATCGCTCTGTGCGACATGGAGGTTGCCGGTGCCGCCGCCCGAACCCATCTGCTCGCTGTACCGGATGATCGAAGTCGGGCCGGGAGTCGATGGGAGGTCATACGGAGTGCCGTTCTGCACATACGGGGTGCCGCTTTTATCCTCACCGGACAGAACGTGGATCACCGACCCACGGAGATTCGCATAGATGGTGTTTTGCGGACCGAACAGCGAAGTGTTCGCCGGGCCGGGTGCGAGGTCGAGGTCGTTCGCAGCCATCCTGCCGGTTTGGGTGGAGATCGGCACCGATGTGTCGTGGCCGGTGACAACACAACAGGCACCCCAACCGTCTGAGGCGTTGGTCCACGCCATCGTCGGGTTGGTCTCAGATGAGGATGTTGCGATCCGGTAGTAGACGAAGGTCGATGGGCCACCCGCCGAGATGATCCGGTTGACGAGCGTCCAGCCGGACGGTGCTGTGCCCCACGCCCCGCCTCCGACCGTCCCGCCTATGAAGATCAACAGGTTGCCGCTGGCATGGGTGGGAAGTGGGGCGGTAACCGAAGTCGCCGCGTCGACTTCCGTTGTGGAGGCAGCCCAGTTGAACGATAGAGCCACTACGCGACCCTCCACTCCCACGCATTCACATCACCCAGGGTTTTCAACCCGCCGGGAAACGGTGGTGTCCCGCTGAAAGTCGAATACGGTGCGAGGGTGTATTCTCGTGGTGCTGCTCGGTCGTTGTGCCAAAGCCGGAACACCAGCGATGCCGGTGTCTCGTTGACGGCATCAACGGAAACGAGGTTGCATAGGTCTTCGTCGGCTTCGCTGAAATCCGAATCAGGGATGGCGTCGTACGCGGCCAGACGGTCGGCTGGCACGTCGAAGGTGACCGCTGCCCAGGCTACCGTCCCGTCACTATGTCGGTAGCGAACAAGTTCCTCGGTTCGGTTCGCCACGCTCCGGTCCTCCTAGCGGTGGAGGGTGGCCGCCCGCCGCGGCCACCCTCCTAGTTTACCGGGGTTCGGGAGCGGTGGCTAGCCTGCGGCTCGCCACACCCCGGCGGTCGCCCACTGGATGGTCACGGATGAGCCATCGGTTGTGAACGACAGGTCGTGGTGGGAGATCGGGGTGGAGCCTGCGTCGTCGGTGACGAACTTGTAGGTCTCCACGCCGACGATCGAGTTGTTGGTGCCGTTGCCGAGGGTGCCGAACGACAGGTCTGCGGCGTCGAAGTCGGTCCGGTTGTTGGTGTCGTCCACCGAGGGCGCCGACGGGCTGATGTCGGTGATCCGGCTGTAACCGGTGGCGGTCGCCTCGGTGTTCGACCCGGCGAGGATCGCACCCACATTGTCGTAGTCACGCAGCGTGTCGTCGGCCTCTTTGACCTGGAGCAGCAGCGCCCTGATGGTCGCGGTGCTCCAGTCGTCGCCTCGGCGGCCGAGAGCGATGTTGTAGACGAAATCGGCCATGGTGGGTCAGAATCTCCTTACTGCAGTCAGCGGGTCCATCTGCATCCGGGTTTGAAGCCCACCGGCCTGTGGCGCCCGCGCCAAGACGGTGACGTTGATGGCTTTGCCGTCAAGTTTCTGGACTTCGACCTCTTGGACTTCGATATACCCACCAAGTTTGGACTTGCGTTCCGGGTTGGTGATCAGCCGGTCGCCTTTGTCGATCGCCATGGCCGGGATCTCTTCGCATTCTTCCGGCTTCGGCAGCCTGACGACCCGCGTTCGGGCTGGCATGGCGATCGGTGTTCCTGAGCGGCTGTTGGCGACTCCGACTTTGATGATCCGGTGGAGGACCGGCTTTTCGAGCCGTTCCAGCACCTCTCGCTCCAGATCCCTGGTGGTGGGTTCCGGGTGCTGTCCCTCTCCGGTCATGGTGGTCACTCCTTGGTGGTCTTCTTACGGCTGGTGGGTTTCGCAACCTCGAGTTTCAGCCGTTCGACGGTGGCTTCGTCGAGCAGTTCGCCCGGCGCAGCGTACAGGTAGGCAGCCTCCATGCTGCCTTCCGGCACCGCCTTGCTCTTGGCGGCGTCCACGTAGATCCGTTCGAGGACCTCATAGACGTTGCCGCTCTTGCGGACTCTCATCAGGTTTGGGTCCCGACCTTGGTCCAGGTGGGTTCGAGGGCGGTGCCGGTGTTGATGTAGAGGACGCCGTTGGTGACGTCCACAACCCGGGCGCCTTTGCCCGCGCCCCGCCCGTCGGCGGTGACCCCGGGGGTGTCCTGTGTGATGGACACCGACGGGGTGGTGCCGCCGGTCAACGCGTTCTCTTCGAGCACGAACAGCGGCAGCCCGCCCAGTTTGGCCAGGTTGGCGCCGAAGGTGGCCCCGAAGTTGGGGTTGGTCCCGGCGATGGTGCATCCACCGGAGCCGATGCAGTTGAGCGCTTCGACGGCCGCTTCGACGGCGGCGGCGTCGGCGTCGTAGGCGATATCGGCGGTGACCTCATCCATGAACGAGAGTTTGAAGGTGCCGCCGGTGGGGGTGCCGGTGATGTCGATGCTCTGAACCTCGTCGGTCCCAGCGCTCGGTGCTCCGGCAGTCTCCAGAGGGGTGCCTCGTGCTGTCTCGATCACTCCCATGGGTTGTTATGTCCTTTCCGTAGCCGGGGTGGGGGCAGGTGACCCTGCCCCCTCCCCTAGGGCGATCAGATGCCGGTGACGGTGCAGAACGCAGCCGGGCGGAAGACCGGGAAGGCCAGCCGCCGCTCAGCGAGGATGGTCACCTTGTTCTTGGTGAAATCGTCGCTGTGCTGCTCGGCAACCCGCAGGGTCAGGCCCCACCGGTTGAAGATCATCCCGCCGAACCGGAAGGCACCGACGAGGCCGGTGTTCTCGGTGAGGGCGGTGGTCTGCACGACTCCGAGGCCCCAGATCCGCTCCGGGCCGGACTCAGCCGGGGAACCCCAGATGTAGATGCCGTCGGCGGTGCGGAGCAGTCGGATGTCCTGCCAGTCGTTCGGGTGGAACACCGCGGCGTCCGGTTCGACGAAGTACCCGGTGGCGGCGCCACGGACCTTGGTCATCGCCTTGTACACGGCGTCGGGGGTCGGGTCGGTGCTCTTCGCCTGGGTTTGGATGCCCGAGACGTTGAGGATACCGCGCAGGTTGGGGGCGGTGCCGTTGCCGGTCACCAACTGCGTATCGACCCGGGAATCGACGAAGTAGCGGAGCCTGCCGTTGACGTAACCGCGCATGGCGGGCTGGTCGGACAGCAACTGCCGGGTGATCGGCAGCCAGGTGGCGACCACCTGGGCCGGGCTGGACTTCTCTTCGAACCCGAGCGCCGATTCCGGCTTGGCGGCGCCTTCTTCGGTCTCTGCGGCCGAGTTGGTGGTGGTTGTCTCTTCCATGTACGGGATGGCGTTGCCGCTCATACCGGACGACGGGAAGAGGTTCTCGATCCGCAACTGCCGTTCTCCGACGGGGCCGATGATCCCGGGGAGCCGGATGTTCTGGATCGGGTATTCGTTGTCCACCCCGGTGAGCGAGTCGTCGGTGCCGAGCACACCCTTGACCCCGGACAGGTCGGCGTCGAAGTCGATCCCCTTCATCTCCGGGTAGAGCGAGGTGATCGGGACTTCCATGGGCCGCATGTAGTCGCCTGCGGCGGCGGCCTTGAAGGCCTCCGACTGGACGAACAGCAGCCCGGCGTCCTTGAACCCCTCGCGGGGTTTCTCGTCGCCGTCTGGAACCGGGAGGGCGGTGACCGGCTGCCGGAGGTAGCGGGTCAGGTTGTCGGTGATCCCCTTGACGTCGTTCAGTTCGCTCAGGGCGTCGTAACGCTCCGCCAGGAGGGTCAGTTCGTCGTTCTGATGTTTGATCTGCGAGGCTTCCTCGGCGGGGATCTCGTGAACATCCCGGTCGCGGAACACCTCGGCCAGGTTCTTGCGCTTCTCGTCGAGCGCCTCACGAACCTGGGTGAAGTTCATGGCCTTCACCTGCTCATCGGTGAGATAGGTCCTGGTGGCCATCTGCTGAGTGTCTCCTTCGCAGTTAGACTCCGACACCGCGGAGTGCTGCTTCGATCTTCTGATAGCGGAGGAACTCGGCCATCATCTCGACGTCCGTTTCGTCACCTTCATGCAGCATGCGCTCGATGGTGTCGGAAGCGGTTTTGAGGTTCTCAGCGAGAGATTGGAGCCTCTTGAGATGGTCATCCGAGAGTTGCCTACCGTCGTCGGCGCGCAGCCTCATGAGAGAGTCGGCGCGTTCAACGAAATCCGAGACGGCTGCCAGCACCGCCTCAGCCTGATCAGCGAACCGCATCCCGCTCTTCACAGAGACGGTGCGGGTGCTGCGCCCGGCCGCCGGAATGGCGGTCGGCGAAACTTCGTAGACCCGGGCGCCGGGGCTGCCGTCGCCTCGAGGCTGCAAGATGCGGACCTTCCCGTTGTGGGTGGAGACGGTTCCGAACTTGTAGCCGTCGGGATAGAGGCGGTAGCCGTAGGACCATTCCTGGGTCGGCGGGGGGTTTTCGTGGTCGAATTTGACAGACTCGTAAGCCTCGCGTCCCTTCGGGATCTCGAGGTTGAACAGCCCGGCGAACGGCACAGCGTCGCCGACCTTGAGGCCGCCGTCGGAGATCTGTCCCTTGCCGATGGGGATGGCTCCGCCGGGGTTGAAAGCCTGCTCGTGGTTCCACATCATTTTGACGGCTTGGGTGCCGAAGAATCCCGGCTCCGTGTAGTCGCCTTCGTGGTCCACTTCCCCGAGGGTGGCGATCTCTGCGATCACCGTCCCGGGGTTGTCGGCTTTCAGTTCGACCGTGATGGACTTGAAACCTTCGAGGTTCTCGTCCACTTCAACCCTCCTGTTCATTACGGTTAGGATACCACAGGTCGGGGCGGTGCAACAATGTTGGGCCCTTGCACGGGTTGCATCTGAACGACGGGCCTGCTATACTGGGGGTGTGCCCGCCCCGCCGGGGGGCGGGCAGCAAGGAGGCCCAACATGTCAACATTCAAGATCCCCGCTCCGGTGCTGTTCCCTCATGGCGCCGCTGGCGGGCCGCCCCCGGGCGGGTCGGGAGATTCCCCTCCTTCCTCGCCCGCCCGGGGGCCGGATTTCTTGCCGGGCGACCGGATCCGGCTGGTCCGGTTGGACGACCCGTACACTCGTCTACGGCCCGGTGATGAGGGTACGGTCCGGGCTGTGTACCGCAGCAGCCTGCTGCGGGAAACTCACATCCACATCGAGTGGGACGACGGTTCGCAACTGTCGATCATCCCCGAAGCCGGGGATGTGATTGCGAAGGAGGGACAGTGAGTGCAGCGGTGACTTTCCCGGTCCTGGTGGACGGCCACTTGGCACAGGCGTTCCATTGCGAGGACTGCAACATCCCGGTGGTGGTCAGTTTCGGCCGGACACCGATCGTCCTGGTAGACGCCAACCGCCGCCCGTTCCGATGTGTGCCGTGTGGGTTCAGGCGGATGATGGAGGGGAGGGACGATGGACTACGAGACACGTGAATGGCTGATCGAGTTCCTGGTCGGGTTGGCCGGGATGGTCGCGATGTTCGCGATCCTGTTCGTGATCCTGTGGGCGTTCGCACAATGAACACCCGGCCTGTGATTGTCGTGTGGGCGATGTCTGAGCGGGTCGCTGCCGAAGAGGCGGTCCGGCAGGAAGAAGCCCGCCACATCCTGGCGAGCACACATATGCCGCGTCCGTACGACCCGGCGCCCCGGTGGTTGATCCCGTTGATGTGGCTGATCGTCGGGTTTGTTGTCGGGGTGCTGACGGGAGGTGCGCTGTGAGAAACCCGAGAGACACGAAGTGGGTGAAGAGGCTACCCGACGAATATGTGGGGTGTCGGACGATGCGCCACGCCTGGGAGCAGCAGTTCTTCGGACTGTTGAGAGACGCCCCGGTTGCCCAGCCGGAGAGGTCGCCGTTCCGTACCTCATATGTCCGGGTGTTGGAATGTGCCCGTTGCGGAACCTCGAGGGTCGATTTCTTCGGCCCGTACCGGGCGGGGCTGTGGGAACGGTTCGCAACCCGCTACCTCTACCCTGATGGGTACAAATATCGGATCGACCCGGCGGGGCCTGAGCGGCCGGGGCCGGTGGAGTACCTGAGGGAAGAGTACCGTAGGACCAAGGAGATGTCGAGATGATCCGTGAGATCCGCCGTCTAGATGAAGAGGCCCGCAGGAAGGCGTTGCAACGTTGCGGTCGATGCGGCCACGAGCAGTACCATCACCGGCCGGACTGCTCGTGGCGTGAATGGGACGACGGTTACCGCCATGTCGGGTACACCGAGGTGGTGTGCATGTGTGAGGGGTGGATCCGATGAGTGTGAAGGAGACCTCCCCGGTCTGTGTGGATGGGCGGCGGCGCCGGTGGTGCCGTTTCTGCGGCCGTGAATTGTTGTCGGTTGGGACGGAGGCGATTTCGCGGGCGCCGGAGCCGGGTTGGTGGGAACGGTGCAACTACTGTGGGTCGGAGGTGGCTTGGACGGACAACGGCCGTCCGCCGCCTGTCACGGCTCACAGGAAGATCCGGCGGGGCGGGTTCTAATCGGCGTCGTCAGGGTTGTCGGGTTCGGTGTCCGGGGGTGGCCCTTCGGGGCTGCCTCCGGCGCGTTCGACATATTCGCCGTCTGGTTCGCGGTCCATCCCGGCGGCCATTCTGGCCTCTTCGACGGTCATCCACAGGCCGTTCACGGCGACTGTCAGGCGGTTGAACAGTTTGTCGCGGTCGGGTTGCAACGCCCGGACAGATTTGAGGTCGAATCGGAGTTGGCGGGTGTCGCCGGGTGAGAAATCCTGTAGGATCGATTTGGTGTTGTATTGTCCCATCCCTCGCCATTGGGGGATGAGGGTCCCTTCGGTGAACGCTTCGATCAACTCTCGGGTTTCGTTCCGGCCGGACGATTTCTCCAACCCGGCGCCGAGGTTGGCGAGGATGGGGGGGACTCCGCAGACGGCGGCGACCCGTTCTTCGGGCAGTCTACGGAGGGCGGTCATATCGAGGTCGCGGGGTGAGAACGCAACCCGGTGGACTTCGACCGGCCCGGACAGGAACGCGGCCCGTCCGCGGTTGGATCCGGTGACTCGTTCTTCCCAGGCGGCGATGATCCGTTCGCCTTCGTCCTCATCGGGACCTTCGTCGTCTTTGGGGGAGAAGATAACGGGGGCGACCCCGGCGTTCCGCATCAACGCGTTGGCAAACTTGGCGGCTTCCAGGTCGCCCCAAATTTCGCGGTAGGCGGCTTTCAACGGGCCCAATCCGAGCCGGTGGTTCAACGGGTCTACACCGATACGGTAGTGCCACATGTTGCGGGCGGGGATGTTGATTTCTTGTCCCCGGACGTGGTATTTGTAGTGGGTGATCAGGGTCCGTTCCGACCCTTCGGGGGTTACCAGTTCCGGCAGGAGCGGGTGGAGTTCGACTACTTGGCCGGTGCGGCTGCGTGTCTTATATGCGTAGGCGTTGCCGTCGAGGTGGACGGCGTACATGACGTAATGCCAGAACAACGCCGGGGTCATATACGGGTTGATATGGTTGAACAGTTCGACGGCGGGATGGTTGTACGATCCTACCTGGTCGTCGTCGTCTGTGTACAGTTTGATCGGCGGTTCGGGGAAACGGTTTGCGAGGACTTGGAGGACGGCGACTACCGCGGAGTCTTCGGTCGGCGGCTGGTACTGTCCGACCTGGCTGTAGTCGATGTTGTAGCGGTAGTCGATGGTGCCGGACAGATCGGGGTACGATCCGAATTCGGGGGTGATGGGGGCTTTCACCCCTCCTTCGAAGTAGCGCATCAGATGATCCTCCAGCGCCTTTTGCGTTTCGTGGACAGGTAGTGGATCGCCCACACCATGGCGTCCATCCGGTCTGGCGACGGCATCGATGTCCGTGTCTCCGCCGTATAAGTACACATTTGGTCCTCGAGCCTGGCGAACATCCCGATATGGTGTACCCGGTGTTGTTCGTACAGCGCGGCGACCGGTTCGGCACGGACCATCTTACCACGGTTGGTGTGTTCCAGTTTGACCGGGATGTTGGGATCGACATGGCGGATGGTGTTCGCCACCAGATCTCCACCTTGGTTCGACTCAGCGACGATCGCCGACGCTCCGATCTCGTGGTACAGGTTGACAGCGATCGCCGCCCAAGTGTCGGGTGAGTACCGTCCGGAAGCGTCGAACAGCACCCCGTAGTGGTAAGTATCGTCGATCCGGGTGTCACCAGCAGCAACAATCCCAGTCTCATCCGATTGCGGCCCCGCCGACATCGCGGGATCGACCGCCACCACCGTCCGGTCCCACCTGTGTCCGTGGTCGCGGCCCCACCTGGTCAGGTCGATCAGATCGCGGGTCCACAACGCCCCCTCCAGGTCGGTCAACAACTCCGCATAGATCTCCTGCCGTCCCAACCTGGTCCCCTCATACCGGCCGAGGATCTCATCGGCGAACAGCGGCGCCAGATTCTGCACATTGTCATACGTCGAACCCGACGTCACATGGCAACGAGGATCCCCCACCAACTTCAAAATCAACGGGATCGGCCGTGGGGTGGTGGTTAGAACCGCTTGAGGGTTGTCTCCCAACCGCAGCCCCAACACCAACATATCCCACGCGTCCTGAGCGTAACGCCACGACGCCGGTTCGTCACACCAGGCCTTCTCACACTGAGGACCACGCAGACGGTCCGGCTTGTCCGCAGAAAACAACTGCGCCACCGCAGACTCAGCCGTAACCACCCCAAACTTCTCCGACCTCCGTCTCGGCCACGTAATCCGAGTCTTCGTAGGCTCATACAACGGCCTCTCCCGCTCCGGATACACCGACAACAACCCCGACTCCCCCTCCACCATCACATCCCTCACATCCGCCGCAGTCTGCCCCACCAAATGAAACCTCTTATGCCCAAGACGCTCCCACTCCCGAACCGCCTCCGCCCCCGTCCTCGTCTTCCCCCAACCACGCCCCGTCATCAACAACCAAAAATCCCACACACCCGACGGAAACTGCTGCTCAGGCCGACCCCAAAACCCCCAATCCCACGGCAAAACCCCCAACACCCCCTCATCCAACCCCGACAGAAACACCCCCCGCTCCGCAGGAGACAACCCAGCAACCCTATCCGCCAAAGACAAACCCATACCCCACAGCATACCAGAACCCTTTCACTACTTCAATCCAAAACCCCAGGGGTGGCCTGGGGTGGGGTGGGGGAGCCGACGCGCCGCGCCACCCCCCCCGGCCTGGGAGGCTCTCCCATCCGAACGCGTGTTTGGTCGCAGCGGCGGGCCGACCG